AGCCTTTTTGGGCGCTTTGCCAGGCTTGCCGGCCTTCGTGGCTGCCGTGCGCGCGGTTGATAATGCAATCGCAATCGCTTGCTTTTGCGGTTTGCCGGCCTTCATCTCTTTGGAGATGTTGGTCGAAATACTCTTTTTGGAGTAACCCTTTTTAAGCGGCATGGCATACACCTAAAAAAACCCGAGAGAGCCGAAACCCTCTCGGGCTAAGCACATTAGCCGATCCGATACGTCACAAACGTATTGGCGGCGGTCTTGCGGGTGCGGAACATACCAGACGAGCTCAGAGCCACGGCCATGTTGCCGATGACAGTGTGACCGGTACCAGCAGCAACCGTGAACGCGTTAGTCGCGCCGGTGTTGATGACCGTCCAGTCAAACGCCTCGTCAATTAAAAAGTCAGACCCAGCGTCAGTCAGCGTGCCAGTCGGCAGCGTGCCAGTCACGGCAGCAGCGGTCGTCGACGTGATGATGCCGTTGAGCAACTGAGCAACCGTCAGCGTTGCCGTCGTGTTAACAGCGATAGGCGTGGGCTGCACAGTAGCCTCGCGGCGGTCTTGCTTGACCACCGGAGCAGTGCCAACCTCGTACTGCACTTCAACGCCGCCTTGAGCTTCGATGATGATTTGAGCGCCGCCGGCGTAGGGGCCAAAAACAGCCTGGGAGTTATTGACGGTGCCGACCGGAGCGGTCTTTTCGGGGTAGTTAGGGAAACCGACCAGGCGAGTAACGACTGCATAGCCTTGACTATAAACAGCGATCGATTCACCGGCCGGGATGGCGACCTGTACGGTCCCGTTAGCAGATAACAACATGATGTCTAATCCTTATTTATCAGGGCTGGCCGAACATGATGATGCCGGACATTTCAGGCTGTTTGTTCACCACGCCAAACAGGGTGTCGATTCGGAACTTGGTCTTCATGGTGTTGATGTCGTAAAACTTCGTCATCACCAATTCGATGCCTTGATCCGTCGATCCACGCATCACAGCAACGCCCGCGTTATCAGGCACAGCGTACCGGCCAGGCAGGATCTCGATGGCGTCCTTCTGCCAGAACGGATTCATGGCAGCCGTGGCGGTGTTCAGGAACACCAAGGCCGCGTTCGAGGCAGTCGCGCTGAATGCCACGTTCTGATACTGGCCTTCAGCATCCGTGCCACCCTGGTTGCTGATGATCGGGGGCGAGATAACCAAGGTCGTTGAAGACGGAACCGAGATAACGCGGAAGGTCTTCAGTTGGCCAGTGCCGCCCTTGGTGATGTGGTGCACAGCCTCGCAGTTGGCGATCGTGAACGAATCACCAGCAGCGACGTTGGTCGTGCTCGAAACCGTGATGGTTTGGAAACGGTTGTCGACGTTGCCAGACTCGCCAGTCACGCTGACGGTCGTGGCTTTCGGCACCCAGTAGTTACCAGCAGCGGTCAGCGTCGACATCGTGATGCCGGCTCCACCAGCGGCTGCGGTCTTACGCACAGCGTAGTCGAGCTTGTAGGTTTCGAAAGATGCCACGGGGCCGACGTAAGCGGCACGCAAAGCGCGATCCGAGATCTCGTTGCCGAACGAGCGGGTGCTGACAGCAAGGTTGGAAGCCATGCCGTTATAGTCGCGAGTCGACAAAGCAAGATAGCGGTCGTTGAACATCACGCCCTGCTCGTTGAAAATCGCTTCGCACTGAGCAACATCGTCGAAGCCAGACGCTGCTGAAGTACGCTTGACCACCAAAGTGCCTTGCTGAGCGGCGACGTTCATAACGGCCACGTTGATATCGCTAGCAAGTTTCTGCTTGGCAGCGTCGCCGAGCCGGCCTTCCTGCAGAGCGTCGCGCAGTTCGGTGGCGGTCATCGTCCAAGGCACGGCCTTCGAGAAGCCAATGGTCGCGGGGACCGACAACTGAGTGTAGTCGTCAAAGTTGGTCGTCTGGTCGGTGCCGTTGTACGACGTGGCGATGTAAGGCTGCGGACGCCACACGATGTTGTTGGTGCGCTCCATCATCGACTGGTCGGTGTTGTAGACCGCGACGTTTTTGGAGAGGATAAGCGCGTCATTAAAGCCTTCGAGAATGTCCTCGAACTGTACGCGCTCTTCTTTGCTAAAAGAGTTTGCCATGATTTAACCTACTTTTTACGTTGACGTTTATACCTAAGAACTGCGGAGATATCGCCGGTTTTTTCAGCGTGTGCCCGCAGTCGTTCAAGTTCCGAATCCACCGACCCAGATATGCGCCCGCTCCCGGTGACTACCTTCTCAGGCGGCGGCGCCTTTTTTGCGCGGTTGCTAACTTTCAAGTCTCTCTCCAGTCGTGCTACAGCGAACGCAAAATCGATCGGGTCTTTAATCGATGCTAGTTCCTTCGCCTTGGTCGGGTTCTTGCCGAGTGCATAGACCACCAGTGCGGCGTTCTCTGCTCCCTTCACGATTACGTTTTGCTGAGGAATGTCGAGGTGCTGCAAAACAGTTTCCTCTGCGTCCTCATAGTCGCGCACTCGTAACTCGGCTTTTGCCTTCCCATACGCTGCTAATCGCTCTTGATACTTGCGGATTTGCTGGGCTTCAGCCTCTTTGGCCTGGGCATCCAATAAATCCGCTTGTCTCTTTTGCTCGTACCACGAACTTAACTCGGCTTCGTACCGCTCCGAGTCATAGTCGCAACCATCAAGCGTGGGCTTTGCCACTACCTTGACCGGATTGGGCTCGGTCCTAGTAGAGTTTAACTGCGCTTCAAGCTCTCGGTTTTTACGTGCCAGCTCGCGATTTAGCTTGCGTACTTCCTTTATCCATTTCGCAGCGGGTTTGCGCTCTTCCTCTTGCGGCGAAACATCGCCAATCGAAACAACAATCTCATCTTCCTGCCCGTCGTCGCCTTCCTGCTCGACTTCGACATCTTCGACGGGATTCGGCTCGTCGCTAATATCTTCGGTCTGCTCTTGGTCGATCGACTCGTTTTCGATGTCTTGCGGTTCCTGATTGACTTGGTTTTCTAGCATCACGTTTCCTTTAATCTCGGCCATTGACGGCGGCCGGTTACCGGTAATCACATAATATTACATTGGCGGCGCAATATTAGGTTGCTGGATTTGCTCTGGCCGACTTAACGCACCACCGAGCATTTCAACCATCTTTAGCGACTGGTCCTGAGCCTTTGCGTCGACATTACCCAAGGTCTCAATTGTCTTAGCTTTGGCAAGCTCAGCGTCTGCAACCGTCTTAATAACCGACGCGCGAGCCTGCGAAGCCTTGGCCATGGCCTCTTCAGCGGCGGCCTGTAAAAACACCGCATTGGGGTCTTGCGGCTGATTGGCTGCCATAGCTTGCATCTCTGCCTTGTCCGCGTCGGTCGGTTCGATAACTCCGATCCTGACCAACTTCTTGCGGAAATAATCGCGAATTGGCTGGATGCCCTCGCCTTCCATGTTCATCATGGCCATGGAGGTCAGCACCTGGCGCGTTTCAGGGTCGTCGCTGATCTGAATCATCCCAGTCAGCGCCCGCAACGTAGACTGCCGCTTACTGCGCGAGGTGGGGCCTACAGACACCACAACGTCAAAGTCAGCGCCGCTGATATCGTTTTCGTACTCGATAGCTCCGGTCTCGTCGTTAACCTTGGGCTTCATGAGCGAGGCCGATTCGACTTGTTCTTGCTCGTCGATGACCTTGACCTTGCGGCCCTCTTCGACATACACGTCCTTAGCCATGCTCAGATAGACCTCGCCGAGGCGCTTTAGCATCGTGGCGTGGTTTGACATGTAGATGTATGCCTGGGCGTCAATACGCTCTTGGATCAGCTCTACAGCCTTGCCTGAAATATTGGGCACCATCTTGTCGGCTTGCTGCGTGCTTCCCAAGATATCCGCCATATCCTGCTCGGTGATCTGCAGTAACGCAGCCATTGCAGGCGGAATTGACGGGGGCTTGGTGTACGCAACTGGGCCGGCAGCCTGAGCAGATCCATCGGGGCCGGTAATCGGGTTGGTCAGCAGATACGGGTAGTCTTTGAGGTTGTCTTCAGCCCACATTAACTGATGGCCTGCGACCTGTTCCGGCAGGAAAATTGGCTTTTCAACGCTCGATAGCGCGCTGATCTCTGCGAGCTTTGAGAGCTGCATATTCTTGAGCCGCTGGGCGTCCTGTGCCAAGTGCACGTGACCCATGCAACGCTCGACACCATCAACCATCCAACGTTTGCCGTAGGTCGGGATAATCGGAATATTCCGGCCTGCAATGTATCCGCAGTCCTCAAGCGGGACACCGGAGAAAATGTACTTGCGAACCCGGCGGCGCTTAACCTTGCGCTCTTTCACCACCCGAAATCCACGCTCAACCAAATCGTCTTCTAAGTCGTCATCGGCATCGAGTTGTGACTGATAGACCTTTTCTTGCGTGCCGTCGACGCCTTCGTATGTGTAGAGCGTTTCGCGTGTTTCCTCCACCCGATAGTGCTCGCAGACATAGACAAAATCGGGCGTCTCCCAGTCAAACTCTAGCTGCTGGATATCTTTCGGCCAGCTTGCAGGGTTGTCCCCATACTCGTCTTCGTACGCCGAGCGAGACATAGCGGTGATGACATAGCACCGTTTGGCATCGCTTTTGTCCTGGCGCTTGGAGTCGAGGTCGTAGAAAACCGAGCTGTCAGCGTCGTAAATGGGTTCGATAACGATTCGCTGCTCGTCGTTTTCCTCGTCTTCCTCGTCCTGCAGGACGTTGCGCAGTCTTACCGCACCAAATCCACCGCCCACAGCCTCTTCAAAAGCATTGTCTAAGGCTTCCTGGGCTCCAGAGTCCTGCATATCAGCCCGGAACAAACCGGCACAAAAGTCGGCCAAGGCATCGTTTTTGGATCCGTCGCGACTGACAAACTCAGGGTCAAAACGGTTGTTGCGATACTCGTTGATAATCCTAATAACCGCGAGGTGTACTTTGTTGACCTCAAATTTAGGCTTGTTCGCGAATTGCTCGCCTAGATTGCCTTCCCACTGCGCGCCGCGAATCGAGTAAAACCGCCGGGCCTGCAGGCACTGCAAACGCTCGTCGCGCATGGCGCCCTGGATCTCATCAAACTCTGCCAACGCCTCCTGATGGACTTCGGCAAGTTTCTGTGCTTTGGATATACGCGGCATTATCGGGCCCTTTCACGCGCGAAAGTATCACCAACGCGACACGGTTGGCAATGCCTGGACAGTTTGCGATTTTACCGCCGGCAGCTTTTGCGCAAGGTCGATAGCATCGAATAATGGGTCCAACTGGTCATCATGCGCACCATTCGGGAATGTCGAAAACTCAGCCAGAAAATCAGACAACCATGGAGCATCCTGCGGCACTGCGACGTTACCGGCCTCAATAAACGGCGCTGCGTCATACCCCCTGGCCTGCTTATCCTTGGTTCGCTGGACCGGCAAAACGGTAATGCTCTCGCGGCGTAGCGTCTGGATAAGCCCGGTTCCTGATACCTTGTCCTCGACATACATAGCTCTCAATGGAGCCTTGGCCATGATCGGCCTGCCGTCGTGCAGGTGCTTGAGCCAAAACGCCCGAGCCTCTGTAATTAGCTCTGGGGCCTCCCACTTGCCCCTGATCTGGTCTAACAGCACCGCTTTGCCTGCCACCGAGCGCCCCCAACATTGCAACACCGAGTAGTCGTGCTGCGTGCTGGTCTTTTGCGCAGTGTCGGCAGTGATGTATCTAAAGTCGAGCGCGGGCGGCACCGTGTGCCAGTACGTGAGCCACGATGATTTGAGCATCCCGCCGCCACGCGGTGAGGGCCGCTGTTGTAGCTGGCCAGCGGTGCCGTATGTCCCAAGCGTAGCCTCTAGCTCCCTTACCTGCTGTTCTCCAAACCTCTCCGGGAACATCAATTCGCCGTCTTCGGTGCGTGGGTCCTCCCATCCGATCGACGTGACACAGCGCCGGTCGCGCTCGAATCGCATCGGGATGCACAGGTGTACGTAAGGCAAGCCCATCTTGAGAATGACGCCTGACGTATCGTCCTCGTGCAGTCGCTGCATGATGACCACAATCGCCGACTTCTCCGAGTTGACGCGTGTCGGCAACGTTTCGGTAAATGCTATCTTAGCCGCCTCAAGTTTTGCTTGACTATTTGCGCCATCTGCGCTAAGGGGATCATCGAGCAGTACACGGTCGCCGCGAACCCCGGTCATGCTCGTAAAGCTGCGGGCTTGTCGCACGCCCTTGCGCGTGTTGCCGAACTCCCGCTTGCCATCCAGGTCGGACAATAGCTCAATTGGCCAGAGCGACTGATACCAGTCGGACTTGATAAGATCGCGGCAGCGCCTGCTGTCACGGATTGCCAGTTGTTCCTCGTGCGCCGTGCCGACAAAGCGCATCTCAGGCATGTTGCGCGGCCCCCACTCCCAGGCCGGCCAGATAACGCCGGTAAGTAGCGACTTCATCGACCCAGGCGGAACGTTCATCAGCAAGCGAGTAATCCGCCCGTCTGTCACCGCCTCCAGGTGCAGGCAAATGGCATCAAGCGCCCAACCCCACTTTAGGTCTGCCGCAGGCTCCAATACGTGCCAAGCACGGCGGGCGAATTGCGCAAGGCTGCGCTTGCACAGCTCACGCTCAACTGCCACCAAATCGGCTTTAGTCAGTTGCATCAGTCTTGGATAGTCGCCGAGCTACCAACGTGGCATAGCCAGCGATATCGGCCCACGAATCGACCCATCGTGAGTCTCCGTTGCATATACGGGCGATCTTGTGCGCGATCATCTCAAGCGCCTCGACCATATCGTCATCGAGCGAATCACGCGACACGGCGTCAAATATCACGCTCTTTAGTGACTGACTGATCTTGGCGTGGCCAGCAAAATCACCGTAACGCTCGCCGCGCTCGGCAAGGATCTGATCTAAGTCACTCATCCGATCCTCCCGTCTTAGCCGCCATGATCTGGGCCAGCACATCGGTCGATAGTTTGCCCACGTCCAGGCTTACAGTCTCAATCGGACCGCCGTTCTTTCCTGTCAGCTCAGCCTGCACCTGTGCCGGGATGATCTTGCCTAGCAGCGTCATAAACGCCTGCGGGTTTTCCTCGGCCTGGCGCATCAGATACTCGTGGCCGCCTACCCCGTGGAATGCAGCCTCGATCGCCTCTTTAACGCTCGCAGTCAATTTATTGACCGAGCCTTTCGGCCTACCCTTGCCCGCTGCCGGCGGCCTGCGCTTCGCACTACCTTCTACTTTTTTACTATCCATCGTCTCGCCTATTGGTTGTCGAGCCTAAGCGGTTGGCTCATGTCAAGCATTTTACTACGTAGCTGGCTGTGGCGCTATGACTACAGGCAATCGATGCAAAAACTCTGTCCATATCTGTTGACATACCGTCCCAGTGCGTATACAATCCTTTACATGCAGTAACGCACCGACCCGGCGGAACCGGAGACACCAAGGAGCCTCAAATGTCGAACCTCTCTGATCTCGTAATCTCGAAAGCTGATCAACTTGGCCAATTGCTTGCAGAGATTGATCTGCTTGCCAAGCAAGCCGATGCAATCAAAGAGGCAATGAAGGATGAGGCTACGTCTGGCGGTGCATCAGTGTTTGACGGTTCGTTGTTCCGCTCTACTGTCATCGAATCGAACCGCAAGACGGTTGACTGGGCATCGGTTGCCAAGGCAGCTAACGTGCCGGCTGACCTGATTGCCAGTCACACCAAGGTGACGGCCGTGTTTAGCGTTAAGACCACCAGCCGATAACGATCAACCTGTGCGGCTCTATATGGGCCGCACCTTTCCTGAGGCACTAGCCATGCAAGACCACAAAACCCGCCTGAAGCGCCTGCTTTGCGAACTCAATAGCCTAGCAGTCTTTGACCCATCCGGAGAACTCGTGTTGTTTAACGCCGACGAGTATGAGCGGATGCTTGAGCGCGCAGACGGACTGACCGTCAGAGACTCTCGCAGCTCGTTCCCGGTACTCTATATGCCGATCGTTTGATCATCCTGGCTTATTGTCTCAAACAGCCCGAGCAAAGATCTATTTCTTCTTCGGGCTTCCCATTCGTCTAGCAAACTCCGCCATCAGCTCTTGCGATATGCCCTGTATTGCATATGCCTCCTGCTCGCGTCCAGGGTTCTGCTCTCCGTAAAACTCGCACCACTCTTGCCAAGCGTGCACGGCTTCGTGAACCAGCAATCCCGCTACTTCTACAGGATTGCGATTTTCATAATTCGATAAGCAAACAACAACCGCCATTCCTTCGCGCCTAAAAAAATGATGAGCCGTTGCGTCGGCCTGCTCTGTTTTTATCCAAGGGCCAAATTGCTCCTGTTTTAACTTCCTCATTGCAGCTTTGTACTCGTCTTCCGACAAGCACAAGCACAAAAACGGACCTGGCGCAGAGATTCGTCGATCGAGCCACTTAACCATTGACGCTCCCTTTGTTGTCTAGGATTCGCGCCGCTTGGCGTCTCTTGCCTTGCGTCTGTAATCATCTGCCAAGGCCACCAAATCGCCCTTTGAATACTTCCTAGCCTCTTGGTCGCACTCGAGAGCCTCGACTGTCTCTTGGCCCACCCTGGCAATCAATCCCTTGCGATACTCAACATGGTTGCCGGATAAATACCGGTTGCAATGTTTGCACTGACCATGGGCATTGCGCTCGTCAAACCTCAAATGCGGTGCAGACCCAACCGATCGGTAATGGCCACAATCAAAAGCCCCGCCGATCGCATCAATTGGCAATTGATTCCCGCACGAAATACAGCACTTGCCAGCATCGCGCGCCCTGACATAACCATTAAATGCAGACTGGGCGACCTTTACTAGCTGCGGCAAAGTGCGCATTGCATCCAGTTTTGCCCTGTCCTGTCTGCGCTCGGCCTTTTTCTGCTTAGCCTCTGCTTTTGCTGCGCTGATTTTTGAAAGATCGACGGCGCACGAAACACTGCACGCCTTTTGCATCGGACGCACGCGAGTAAATAACGTGCCGCATGACTTACATTTTACCATTTTGGGCGGCTTTAATGCTTTATTTTCAGCGTTAATCATTAAAACCCCCAGATAATTTGACGTTGTTCTGGGCACACCAAGCCAGCGCGTACTCGATGAGACTTGACCCCCTGGTCTTGCTCATCGCCGCCGTGCTCTCGCGCAACATCACCAGTTCGCCCTCAAGCCCTCGGACCAACTCCGTCTCAAGCCCGGTTGCCACAGCGTGACCCGACACCAGCAGCACTTTCCATTCTTCTGCCGTCCGAGGCATCCCCGCCCACTCAACACACCTTTTGGCCAAGTCCGAGCACAACGCATGGAACTTGGCGTTCTGATCAAGCGAGCGTTTCGGCGGCTCAACCTTGACTCTGTACCCGTCTGGCGATTCTGCGACCGCGTTTAAAGCCCTTTGGCGGGCTTCGGCGTGCGACATGACATAGATCCTCACCTCACCCATTCCGCGCCCCGCTAGGTGGGTTTAAATCGATTCTAGGGGCATTGCCACATAGCGCAGCGACTCGCTCTGTAATTTTCTGGCGCTCAGGGGCCCCTCGATACCGCGCTATTGCGGCCAGCATTGCCCCGGCCCTTGGTTTGCTTGGTCGGGTCGTCATGACCAATCGTGCGCAGCACTCCAGGCACCCGAGGTGGTACATGCCGCCGCCTTGTGTGCATTGCTGGCAGGTCATGGTGCGTCCGTGAATGCGGCAGTTTTGGCGGTCAGTGATTTGCGCAGCAAGTCCATCGCGGCCTTGACCTTGGCGGGATCTGCGGTGCCCTTGCCTGGCTCTGGCAGACAGACCATGCGCTGCGGCACTGGCTCATGCGATGGTTTGGCGATGTGCTCGTCGAGGATGCGAGTCCACCGGGTTTTTGCCGTCTGCCAGGTCGAGCCTCGTAACTCGTGCACGCCAAAGGCCCTAGCTGCCCAGAAAATCGCCGGATTACTCCAAACGTCCGTGCCGTTATCGCGAGCGCTCATCTGCTTACAGGCTTCGATGTAGGCCGACTCTGGATCGACAGGCGGGCGGCACAGCATCAGAAACTCCGGAAGAGTCGGCGGGAACACTCTCGTCCTGCAGAGCTCAAGCCCGCGACGGATCTCGTCAGCGCTGTAGCCGGCAAGCGCATCGGCCCAGGTGTCCTTGACGGTCGACATATCGCAGCCACGCCACAGGTCGGCAAACTTTGACCCGTAGAACCCGGACAGGCGGTCAAAAAGGCGCCCAATCCACGCTTGCGGGATCTGGCCCGATGTCGATGATCTCGCCGGCTGGCTGGCGGTCTCTGCCGGTAAGAGCGCGGATTGTGTCTGCTCGTTCATCATGGATCGATCTCCTAGGCTGTTTTGCGTACTGCGTTTGTGCTGCGGATTGCATCCATTCCGCCTTAAATCCGGCCCATCCCCTCGCGCAGCTGTAGGCCATCGCGTCTTGCAGGCTCATGCCGGCTGTTTTTGCCTCCCTCTCGATGCCAGCCAAGGCCGACTCAGTGACCGGTGCTTTCTTGGCCTTGCGAAGCTGGAGCCAGTCAGCCCAGACCTGCGGATCGACACCAGCAGGGCAGGCGACAGCCTGCGAGCGCGTAGCGCGTTGTTTTGTCTTTTCTTCTTTGTTCTTGGTTATTGGTTCTTGGTTATTGGTTAGTGGTTTATGGTTAGGTGGAGGTTCGTGTACGACTTGTGCACGGTTCGTGCTCTTCTCCCTACGCTTCGCCTCTCTATCTATAGCGATTCGTTTGTTCGTCTCTGCTTTTGCGTGATAGTCAAGCAACTCCGCAAGCAAGCGATCTTGTGTATATCGGCCATCGCTCCCAAGCGTAAAAAACCTGCTTAGCACAAACTTCACGGCCTCAACTTCGGCCTCTGTGCTGGCCCATGTCCACTCAATCGCCTCATCGAGCGTCGGGAATGATTCACGGTCGTAGCACGAGTCGAGCAAGAGCGTGTACGCACCGTGCTGCAACATAGACAGGCGGCCGCATTTCTTGGCGTAATCGCCGATATTTCGTTTGTAATAGTGCATCGCACTTCCTCGCTGCCCCTCCAAGACATAAGACTTACGGCAGGCGGGAGGTTCGCTTTTCGGTTGGCTCATGACTTCCAACCTAGCCGGGTCTGCCTACACTATACGCTAGTCTTGTCTACTTTGCTAGACCGAATTATTCGCCTAGTACCACGCAAATAACCCCAGTTGACATCTGGGCGCAAGTCCTCGCAAGGCACTCCGGTTAGTCGCTCAATGTCCGGACAGTACTCTGCTGGCACTCTGCGACCCGGCTTTGACCAGAGGCACACGGTCATGCGCGAAAGCCCCTCTGGGCCGTAAATCGTCATCATTCTGGCTAGGTTAGACGCGCCGCCTGCAATCCTGACTGCGCGCTTAATTGCCGTCTCTTCTAGTTGCTTATCTTGGTCCATAACTTGCCCCATTTTTTGACAATCGCACTATAACGGCTGGGGCTCAAGTTGTAAAGATAATTTGCGTTGCGGTGTCTAATGTCGTATACTCACAAAACACCACAAACGAGGCGAGTATGACAAAGACCGTTTACCAATTGATTGCATCCGTATCGGCTGAGATTGCCCAAGACGGAATCAGCAAGAGCCGCAAGAATCAGAAGCAGGGCTACTCATTCCGTGGCATTGATGACGTTTACAACGCACTGGCCCCGGTAATGGCTAAGCATGGCTTAGTGATCCTGCCGCGTATCTTGTCGCGCGAACTGACCGAGCGATCTAGCGCTAATGGCGGGGTGCTGTTCGTAGTCGTGGTAGAGGCTGAGTTTGACTTTGTGTCTAGCTATGACGGCAGCAAACACACGGTTAAGACCTACGGCGAGGCGATGGATAGCGCGGACAAGGCCACCAACAAGGCTATGTCAGCGGCTTACAAATATGCGGCCTTTCAAACGTTCTGCATCCCGACCGAGGGCGATAACGATGCCGACGCTGTGGCGCATGTAGTGCAGCGTGCGCCGGTGATCGACATGGAGGCCTACGAATCCGAGCACCTGCCGGGCTTGCGCGAGGCTGCTTTGGCTGGCCAGGAAACACTAGCAGCGGCTTTCGGCAAGATCGCCAAGAGCCCAGAAAAAGCAGCGTTTTGGCAAAAGCACGGTGCCTCGCTGAAAGCTGCTGCACAAAAGGCGGCTGAATAATGGACCAACGCACCGAACAGTGGTACGCGGCCCGGCTTGGCAAAGTGACGGCCAGCCGGTTGTCTGATGTGCTGGCCACGATCAAAACCGGCGAGGCGGCAGCGCGAGCCAATTACCGCATCGAGCTAGTTGCCGAGCGCCTGACAGGCAAAAGCACGCCAAACTTTATGTCTGCTGCTATGCAATGGGGTGTCGACTGCGAGCCGATGGCTAGGTCGGCTTATGAGACGGAAACCGGGCTAATCGTGACCGAGGTCGGCTTTGTCGATCATCCGACTATTGCGATGGCCGGAGCAAGCCCCGATGGCTTGGTAGGGGATGACGGGCTAATCGAGATCAAGTGCCCGGAGACAAAGACGCACATTGAAACTTTGACAAGCAAGCGAGCGCCGGCAAAGTACATGCCGCAGATGCAATGGCAAATGGCCTGCACGGGTCGGCAGTGGGTTGACTTTGTGAGCTTCGATCCGCGTCTGCCCGAGCACTTAATGCTCGACATCATCAGAGTTGAGCGCGATCAGTCATTGATCGATCAATACAGCGAGGCGGTTAGTCTTTTTTTGGCTGACGTGTCTAAAACAGTCGAATTTCTTAACACGAGAGGACTTACATGTTAAATCAAGCGCAAATTATTGGACACGTCGGGCGCGATCCTGACGTTCGCAGCCTGCAAAACGGCGACACCGTAGCGTCGTTTTCGATTGCCACCACTGAAAAGTGGAAAGACAAATCTACCGGGGAACAACGCGAGGCAACCGAATGGCATCGCGTGAGCGTCTTTGGAAAGCTGGCTGAAATTGTCCAAAAATGGGTAACAAAAGGCAGTCTCGTCTATGTAAGCGGCAAGATTGTGACTCGTAAGTATCAAGACAAAGACGGCCTAGAAAAGCAAACTACCGAGATCAGGGCCGACTCTATGAAGCTACTGGGCGGAGATAAGGGCGGCAAACAGGAACCATCGCGCCAGCAGGCGAAGCCGCCGCAACAGCACAGCTCACCGGGCGCAGACTTGGATGATGACGTGCCGTTTTAGTGTGCCTTTGTGTTGACTTGTCGCCTCCGTTTGTATACAATTATTTGCATCGACACGGAGGCAACAATGCACAAAGCTCCATCAAGCATGTGGGATTTTCTGAAAGATTGGTATTACGACCGCGAGTTGATCGAGATGACGGCGTTTTTCCTGGGCGTAAAGGCCGGCGTGTATCACGAGGGCAAGGGGTTGTTCATGGATGCCTCACAACCGTGGCTCAGCACGATGCACCGTCGCCTAAAGCCTAGTCGGTTGTGGAACCCGCTCGAGTGCGACATTGATCAAGACGCAATCCTCGACGAGGCCGATGAGTATTACATCGACTTGTCGTTGCCTCGGTGCCCTGAAGGTGTGAACCCTGACGTTTATCGGCGGCGGATGGTATGCGTTTTGATCTGCGACATCGTTGTCGAAGAGCAGCGAAGGGGCGAGCTGTGTTTTGAGTGGGATGGACCGTTTTGGTATGTCGATAGCAATGGGGTTCCCAAAATGAAGGTGACGGAATGAGTAAGCACACACCGGGGCCGTGGCGGTATTGGAGATGCAAAGACGGTAGCTTTGACGATCGGAACGACTATGCGCAAATCGCGTCAGGGAAAACTCATGTTGCTCAGGTTCGGATCGTGTCCACAACCGAGGCCGATATGCGTCTGATGGTGGCCGCGCCGGAATTGCTTGAGGCGCTGCGTGACCTGCTTGAGTGGTTCGACGACGAAAGCAGATCACCACGCCCAGCGCCGTTGAAAAAAGCCCGCGCCGTTATCGCTGAAGTGGAGGGGAGCGAATGACATCAAAACAAAAACGCGTCCCACGCCAGCACATCCCTACATGGGTAGAGCGCTGCGACATCCACGAAGGCATGGTCAGTAACTCAACAATTCAGGCGCGAATGCAAGATGAGATTGACGATCTGAGATTCGCACTTCAAGTGGCGCGGCAAAAACTTGAGTGCATCAGACAGTGCGTAACTGAAAATTATTTGAAGGAGATCGTATGAGCTGGAATGACTTAGAGCTAAAGGTGATCCGCTGGGCAGAGGCCCGCAAGATCATCCCTAACGCAACGCCTATTAGTCAGCTACTCAAAGCTGTCAGCGAAATTGGCGAACTGTGCGATGCAGAGGGCAAGCGCGACCAAGCGGCTATCAAAGACGCTGTAGGAGACGTGCTGGTGTGCCTAATCAACTACTGCGAATTGCGCGGCATCAGCATCGTCAAGTGCCTGGAAGGCGCTTATGACCAGATTAAGGATCGCAAAGGCACATTGATGCCGGACGGAACCTTTGTAAAAGAGCAACAAAACTTGTGTTAATTCCTATTGACACCGAACACAAAAGCGCACACAATACATCCATCGAAACAACGAGGAAACGATGAAACGAGCTACCGACACGATGACTTTGCGACTGCCTGTTGATCTCAAACAAGCGGTGACGCAGCAGGCAATTAAGACCACTAGGACCACTGCAGGACAGATCCTGTACTACATCAAGCAAGGCTTAACAGCCGATGGAGCACTGAAAAATGAACTGGGAAACATGGGACCACGTAGTTCGGAATAAGAAGGGCGAGATCGTTTTTTCTGGACCGTTTGAGGCTTGCGTATCGTTCTTTTTTGCCGGTCGCGGCTCTAAGTTTGGTTGGGTTATCAAGCGGGAGGAAACCCATGCGTAATCTGCTTTTAATCGCTCTGCTGGCTGCGTCTGTGACTGGGTGCAAGGATGAGCCGGACCCGCAAGAGCAGCAGTATTGTTCGATGGTTTCGCTTTGGCACGAGCAAGCCGTGATGGGCATCCCTGCCGATAGCCGGAATGGCTGGCCACCCTTCAACGGGGATTGCAAATAATGGACATCGTGATTGGTTTATCGGCCTGCTTGATGATCGTCGGCAGTTTGGTTGCCTTGGTTGCGATCTCAAAGCATGACGCGATGGTCTGCCGTGGTGTGTGCGAACAGGGACGCCGGCAGTGTGAGTGCGATTCTGAGCTACGCAAGGTGATCTGATGCTACCCAAGACTATCGCAGTGACTGTTGGGTGCTTGCTGGCCGCAACACTTAGCCAGTGCGCTAAGGCTGATGGATGGACAGGCCAGGACAAAGCGCATCACTTTGCTATGTCTGCCGCAATGTCTAGCCTGACAGCCCGTACGCACGGTGGATTGGCAGGCATGACCCTGGCGATGGTGCCTGGTGTGGCCAAAGAGCTATCAGACCTGTCCGGCGCTGGCACGCCATCGATTAAAGACATGATGGCCAATCTGGCTGGCGTCCTGGTCGGAGCGGTCCTGCCACGGCAATACATGATCGCCCCGATTGCGCCGCGTGGCGTCGTTGAAGGTGTAAGCCTCTCTTACATGATGGAGCTGTGATGAGCTACAAAATCAAACACGACGAGCCGATGTTCGATGCCGCGATGGACGGCCTAACCGAATCGCTGCAGGCCGACCATGAGAACCCGGAATGGGTAACTGACGTACTGAACGCGACTGAACGGCTGTGCGCAGTGATGGATTTGCTGCGTCACAAACTCGACCGCCTGTCGATTCAGTAAAGCGGCCGTGAGCGAGAACCTTAATTTATTGGCGTACAGCGCAAAACCCGGTGCGGTGTACTGGCGTGATCCGGCACAGTACGCGCCACCTGTAGGCCGCAAGTTGCTGCTACTGACAGACGGCGGCGTGGCAGTTATTGGGCTGTGGAATAAAGACGGTGGGTTTCAAGCCTGGAGCCCTTTACCAAAGAGGATCAAATGACAGTCGACGAAATCATCAGCATGGCTCAAGAGTCCTGCGACAAGGACAAGGTTGGAGCCTGGCACAACGGGTTTTGGACGCTTACGCAAGATGAACTTGCCCGCTTCGCAGCCCTTGTCGCCGCTGCCGAACGAAACAAGCTGGCCGCATGGATGATGGCTAATGGCTGCGCCACCGGTCACGGCGACACGACAGATGACTTACTTGGAGAACTCGGCTGGCAGATTGCTGAGAAGTTGAAGATGGAGCGTGAGTCCTGCGCCCAGATTGCAGAGGAATGGATCGGGCCAGTCAGGGATCGTGAGTTGCACATCGCCGCTGCCATCCGCGCAAGGGGACAGGCATGACTAAAGACGACATCATCAACAAACTACAGGCTCAGGGGTTGCGCTGGATTGAGTCCGAGCGTGATGCGCGGTCAGAGCCGGCGCTTGATGCGGTGCAAAGGGTAAAGCATGACCATCCCGAGCCAGTCCTCGATATGGTCAAAGATAGCATGATGATCTTAGACACGGTTAGGCATTGATAACTGTCAAGCAACACTTGAGGGTTCGAACATGATCCACGTCTTCTACCGCTATGCAATGCCAGCAGTGTGCGAGCCCAAACTGCACTGCCAGACGGTGCCGGTCAGGGAGGCCGCGCCGCTGCTCGAGACGCTAAAGCCGATTACGTCCGAAATCTTGGTTGAGCACGTGACGCTCGATAAGCTGCGCAACGTCAGCCGACCGGCGCCGACACCGAACGCGGTGCGGATTAAGTAACTAAGAAAGGAATTGATATGGACGCTAAACACAACGCCCCCACCGTTGGCAGCCTATGGCGGCACAGCAACGGGCAGACATACCAAGTTTTCAGGATCGCCAATATCGGCAGCACCCGACCCGAATACCCGGCGACAGTGGTGTACGTCAACACAGCCCACGACACATGGTGGTCGCGCCCAGTTTCGGAATGGCACCGCAGCTTTACTCGTGTCGATAGCGATGCGGTAATGGGTGAGTAATGGCAAGCACACTCTCAACCCGCGCAGCAATCCTGGCTCTGCTTGCAAGCGAGGGACCGATGACTGCTGCGGAACTTACCCAAGAAATCGGCAAGACGCGCAACGCGATCAACGCCTCTCTTTATCAGATGCGCCTTTACGGCACGAAATACATTCGGATTGCGCACTACCGCCGCCAAAGCGGTAAGTCTGGGGACGCTGCGGCCGTTTTCGCACTAGGTCCTGGGCGCGATGTTCCGTTCCCAAAGTTAAACACACCGGAAGAACGGAAAAAGAAAAACGCGCGATATAGAGACAAGTATCGCGCAGTCTTGCTCCTTCGCATGCAAAAGCGCCGGCAAGGCTCTGTGAACCCGTTTGCTCAGCTTATTCAACAGGTGACTAGATGACCGCACGCGCCCGCACTGACACAACAGAGATCGCTGCCGACATCGTTGCAGCCGTCAACCGACTGCGCCCCGTTGCCTCGCAGACTGACGAGAGCGCCTGGGCCGAGGTTGAGACTTTCATCGCCATCGCGCTCAAAGTTTTCGCAAAGACCAATCCATCGAAGCTGCGCGACGCCGCGCGGACGGTCGAGATTCACGCGCGGATGAACAACATCGAATGCCTGGATGATGAGGGGCAAAAATGACAAGGATCAAGGCCAGCTTTTGTGATGACTGCGTACACTTCTTGGGGTGCCCGCTAGGCAAACCCAGGCCGCCGTGCGCCAAAGGCCACGCACCGAGGTTCTACATGCCACGCGACGACAATCAACGCTGGGGCTGGATGCGGGCCTGCGTAGACTTCACGCAAAAACAGGCGAGCAAATGACCTGCCATCACGAGTCAATCCGCCACTTTCGCTTCGAGGATGGAAAACCCGCGCCGCTTTGGTCTTGTGCACAGTGTGGCCGGAGGTTTGCGCCACTTGCCGAAGATCCGAAGTTTGACTTTGACCGACTGACCGAAACGCAAGCCGCGCTCCGCGACTCATTGGTCTTAATTACCAAATTCCAAGCAGAGATTGATGACCTTAAGTCTAAGCTGATCGAGCTAGGGTCAACTAGACAAGGCTAGACTAATCTAGATACTGCTGACGGCGCGCCCTGCGCAGTATTGCCAGGATCAGCGCCGCCAGCTTTTTCACGGTACTACTTGGCGCGCTTGTCGTACACCGATAAACCGAACCCAAGGATGGTCGCAACTGCACCGGCCACTGCGTCGATAGTGTCTCCGTCGATGCCATACTTGGCAGCGAACACTCCTCCGATCGTGGTCAAAATGTGCCGCGACAAAGCTGCAATGATTTGAGCGTTCATAACTTACCCACTGATGAAGGAAACCGGGACGTAAGACACGCCACGCGTGCCTGCTCGCCTAGCCTCCAGTTGATGGCCACGGTTTTTAGAGTCCCTTGGCGCAAGCGAGACATGAACCCATCGGCCAAACTCGTCGATTAGCTGGTCAAACTGGATCCGGTGCAGCAGAAACTGCTGGCAGACCTTGCGAACTGTCCACTCTGGGACGATGAGATCGGCTGCCAGGCCAAACATATGAGCGCTACCACCAGACCCCCCAACGGCTCGATTGAGCGCTGGGGAACGGTAGCCGCTGGATATCACGATGGGGGCGTTTACAGCCCGTCTGAGGGGCTCTAAAACGTCAGCACACAGCCGCTCGAGGTTGGCAATGACTGCAGGCGGCGGATCGTTGTCGATGCCTGTGCGCGTCGCATACTGCGATGCGGTCATTTCCTCAAGCGTGAAGTGCGGGGATAGTCTCATCGCGTCAGCTTAATCTGATTCTTGCTGTTGAGCCTAGCTTCCAGCAGAGCGATCTGCAACTGCTGCTCGACACGCTTGAGCGTCTCCAGTAGCTCAGAGCGCATGACGGCCTGTTCGCGCACTACTTTAACCTCCTGGCGCAAGTCTTGGATCTGCACCTCGTGGTTTCGAAGGCTTCCAGTGATCTCAGCAACGCTCTTCCAGATTGCCACGGATGTCGCAACAACAGATAGCGTAATAGCCACAAACAGGCCTGGTAGCACCTTTTCCACGAACCACGTCCAAGGCCCGCAAGCCGGTAGTTTATCTGGAGCCTTCGTAACCATATCGACCTTCGGTGAGGGTTAGTAAATCCTCGGGCGAGGCACGGCGGCCAGGCAAGTCACCTGTTATTGCATACCAACACCACTCGTAGCAATAGAGCCATTCAGACACCGATACCCGCCAAGGAACCACAAAAGCAAGCAGGGACAGCCAATCATACTTCGCCCCGCTCACTTTGAGATATCGTTCTAACACCACCTTCGACGGTGCGTCAATCAAAAACAAGTCCCATTCGTCGGGTTTTGATGCGGTGAACGGCTCATGGTGCAACCCACCCGAAAGCGTGGAGTGATACAGCGTGCCATCTACAACAATGCCAGCGTGAGGGTAGCGGGTGATTAGCCGCGCCCTGGTGAGTACAGAAAACAGCTTGGGCAGTAGCCCTGGTGCATCGGTCCTGCGTAACGCCAGCATGGGTTGCGTCATTTGTCGGCCTTTCGCTCTAGCTTTTCAATGATGCGATTGAGCATTTCTTTAAGCTCCCGCACCGCCTCTTTGAAGTCCTCCTTGTGCACACGGTCGGTTGCTATCTCTTCGCGCAAGTGCGAGACATCATCGCGCAGAGTCTTGATTGCCGACCACATCTCACGGCCAAACCAGCCTAGGACAGCGCAGCCGGTGCCAAGGAGAGCGTTAACGATAGATTGAGTATCCATTTACAGGTTTCTTTGGATTTAGTATTTGGGATTTTTGCAAACACTACTAGCCAATCAACTTTATAACAAGTTGCGAATAATTCCCTGTGATCGACTTACCGCTTGCCCCGTTATTATAAATATCTAACGTATCGCCTGCAGCACACAACACTCTATATCTCGCAGACATAAGCGTGCGAGTAAGACCAGTACCTGCAAACTGCCATTCTGTAATTAGTGTTGAGTTTTTGCGAGGCTGAATTTGATAATACTCGGCTGTTGTTGCGCCTACAACCGACAGCTTAAAATCTATGTCGTAATATCCGGCAACTGGACACGTAAACACTCCGGTTGTTGTATTGTACAGCGTGGTTCCAAATATTTGATTATTTAGTGTTTCCTGAGTGCCAAACACAATGATAGCCGCAGCAGGTACGGTTGCTGACGTGGCCTGCCCAATGTATTCAGGTTTTGGGCGCCCCTGCACATAAGACGGGGCCAATCCAAACTCGGTTGCCGAGTAGTCATATCTAAAATTTAAATTGCTTCCGCTAATAAACCCAACGTAACGATTTAGTGTTGCTCCGGCACCGTTAGAGAATACGGTGTTATTGACTTGGATGCCCTGCACGTTTGATGTGTTAGCCATCACAAAGGCATTACATACCCCTGGTGTGTCAATACGCACGTTACAATCGTTGATTGTAAGTGTCTGTACGTTGGATGACGCACCGTCAGGCGCGATAACAACGCCACCAACCGTTGGGGTCAATGACCCAGTGCTATTGCGGTCGTTAAAAATAAACCGGCTTTGCGAGATTGATACGGTTTGGCAGTAGTCAAGTTTGACATGCGCTAAGCGTGCAAAATCGAATTCGCATCCGCGAATGGCGATACGGTTGGTGCCTCCAGACGATGTGCCGATCTGCAAGTGCGAGCCACCAGAACGGACTACACCGCCCGGCGAATACCCATTGCCAACGAACGAACAGTCGATGAACGAGTTACCTGCGCTGCCAATGGTCGCGCCGAGTCCGCAATATCCGATCAATACTTTCTCAAACTTCCATGACCACGCGCCAATTGCACCAGTTTGATTGACACCTTGACCAGCGCAATCCCAAATCCAAGTGTCGGTAATGTTGATGCTTGATGATGAATAATCGGCGTTTGGAAAACCGGCGTCAATCCATTGGCGCACGCCATCGCGGGGAAACGTAGTGATGTAGCAGTCTACGATCTCAGCGTACTGCCAGCCTTGCACAAAGATCGCGTCAGACGTTCCAGTCGCATTGGCCCCGTCAAACCTGATCCCGTAAATGCCGCCGCCGTTGAAGAATCGAGAGCCTGTTCCACCGGACGCAAACGATTTTGTTCCTCGTATGTCCAGCACCGGGCCGTTGGCGATGTAAGACTTGATGATTGTCGAATCCCGACCTTCTCCAACGAATGAAATACCGGGCTTGTCGGCGCTTGCAGTGTTTTGCCAATTTAGAGTCGAGCTGATCTTGTAAGTGCCCGCCGGGAAAAGCAAGGTTCCACCGCTAACAGCTCTTGCATTGATAGCCGCCTGAATCGCCGCCGTGTCATCAGCTACCCCGTCCCCAACCGCCCCAAAGTCCTTGACGCTCACCACCTCGCGCAGTTTGGCCTGCACGTTAGTGGTGACAGCACCAGCGCCTGCGGGCACATACGCAACAGCCGCAGCGCCCAAGCTGGACGGGTTGATCGGTGTCGCGGTCACAAACTGCAACACATCGCCCGCAGTAGCACCAATGGACAGCGTGATCGACGTTGAGGTCGTCTCGGTGTAGTCCTGTCCGACGATCAGTCGTGAGCCGTTGTGATACACGGCAAGCGAGTTATTGCCTGGGGTGTAGGCGGTACTAAGCCCAAACACCGTCTGCGCGGCAGTGGCGGTGATGGCCTGGGTCGAGTATTGGAGATTGACTTCGGCGGTCGTCTGGCCTTCAGATAGCAGTTTGCTGTAGACAAGGCGGCGATTCTTGTCGCGCACTGTGATTGAAAAGTCGGTGCTGACGTAGATATTGGCTGGCGTGCCTGCGCGGTACGTGAACCCTCCGCTCGTGCGGATCGGCTGTAATGCTGGCTGACTAAAAGCAGAGTCCCAGTAGACCGTGATCGGGTTGGTTTCCGGGTTCTGATTGGCAGCGCCGAAGTAGATGTAGCCATCCTCGAGCGGCGAGCCGTCAGAGTCAAAGTAGGACGGGAACGGGGGATTAGCGATAACGCTCATGGGTTTGTCCTGTTTCCTGCGAATCGTGCAACTTCACGGCTGGTGCTTGGCGTATTAGACCTGCGCCGCAAGATTTGCTCCATAACTCTAAGTGCGTTTTCTTCGTTAATCCCTCTGGCGCGCTCCAGACCCATTGCGGCGAGGTTAATCGCACGCTCTGTAAGACCGCCTCCGCCCCTAGCAGCTTCTTTGGCCGCTGTAAGTCCGCTCTTTGCAGCCTGCTCCATTTGACCTTTGAGTGACGTATCGGCAGCAGAGCCGAACATGCGGTCAAGTTCGTTGGCGAATATAACCTGGTTTACGATGTCATCGTTAAACCTAGCGCCATATCGTTGCGCAACTTCGTTTGCCCTGCCAAGGGCGCTTATCATATTGGCGCGGCTTGCGTAGTTGCTGGTAAGTTTTCTTGCTGCCGTACCAAGGGCCATTGCCGCATTTTCGTCGTCAAAATTGACGTTTGTTCCGAATGATCTCTGCATATCTGACAAAGCGTCAGTAGTATCAGAAAATCTTGCATTTGCAGCTCTATAGTCTGGATTTAACTCTCCAAGCGTGTTGTTTAAATTTCTTCTTAGACCTTTAACAATACGCTCTGCTTGAGCTGACAAAGGATTTGCAAGTTGTCTTCTTCCGTATGATACTTGGCTATCAATAAAACGCTTCGCCGTATGAACTCCATAAGCATCCGGGACGTTTGTTGAACTCAGCCTCTCAAGCACATTATTTAACAGTCTTTGCGCTGTTCTATCTCCCTGAATATCAGACCCCTGAAGCACGGCCCTTGCCACGCCTTCTCTATTAAACTCGACTCGAACTCCGATATCTGACAGGTCAGATAAGAATTGATTCATTGCAGGCTGCACATCAACGCTAGCACCTCTTAGTTGCTCATTTGCAACACGACCAACCATCTGTCCAGCCTCTCTACGCTGTCCTGTAAGAGCAGAGATTCTGTTTTCAATACTTTCTCCAAGTATGTCACTTGGGCGGTTTATAGCCCTGAACCGTTCATTTCTTTGCCCCATTCTGTATACATTTAGCATCCTTGTCATTGCCTGCCGGTCTCTGTCTGTAGACGCCTTTACCGCAGAGATAACACCATCCTTCCACCCTTGTTTTATAGCCTCTGATGCTTCGTTGTCTGGTAATACTTGTCTTCCGCTAAGTCTGTAATTGACAACATCGACCGACGCCGGATCGTTGACTAGAGTCTGACGGATTCGTGCAGTTGATTCCGGCCGCAATGCTTCCTTTACTGGCGCGCTGATTGTTTGCAATGATTGTCTAACCGTTGGCTGCGACGGCTGTTGTACTTGCTGACCTTCAACGGTCATTGGTACAGGTGCGTTGGCCCCAACGTTTTCTTGGGAAATAACTCTTGCAGCTGCGCCAAGCCCGGCCCTTGCGAGCATTGGAGCAAATGGCGCGATACCGCCAGCAAGACCCGCAGCCAGTTGACCGCCAGTACCAGCGCCCATCTCTGCCGCCAACTGTGATGCGCCACCAGCTGCAGCGCCGCCAGCTACTTGCATACCCGGCGCAGCGGCGAGCGTTTCGCCAATCCTTGCCGCAACCGGCGCAGCTTGGCCAGCTGCCGACCTGATAGCCTGGCCAGCAGCAGCCATGCCTCCAGCGCCAGCCGCGCCGCCTGCGATCGACTGCACGATGCGCTCGGCCTCAGTGTCTGCCTGGGGCACGCCTAAGCGCGTCAGTAGGTCGGCCATAGCATCCGATGGCGCTTTGTACCTAGTGCCTAATAGGCTGTTGATGCCGGACACTAGCGGGTCGCCAACCAGTTGAGCCAAGCCTGCGGCGCCCGCGCCAGCCAGCGCACCCGGGATAGCACCGACACCAGCAAGCGGCGCGCCTGCTGCTGCGCCTAATGCAGCACCGGCGGCGATCGGAGCAAGACCACGCGTAGCAGCACCAGCAAGACCTGCCGCCGTGGTTTCTGGCTGCGCCTGCGGTTGCGCCTGGCCACCTAACTGAGCCGCCAGCGCCTCAAGGTCTTGGCCTTGATTTGATTGCACAGCCTGACCGCCGAACTGCCTTGCTAGTGCCTCAAAGTCGGTAGCCATCAACGTACCCCTGCGCGTGCTTTAAATTGATCTGCGGCTTGCTGATTAGGAAACACGAATGATTGCCCGTTTGGCAGTGTAACGGTGACGCCGGGCCTGCCTTGGGGTTGCTCTGCTTGAATCGGAGGCTGTGGGATCCGGTAGTCTTCTGGCGCAGCCCGTCCTGCTCTTGTCTGCAATGACTGCAAGTACATAGGTATAGCGGCAAGTTTTTGTTTCCTAGTGCTTTCACTGTCAGTGAAAACAGGCGTTAACTCTCTAGCTTTTTGAGCGGCTTCATCTTTATTTACGCCGGCTCCCGTTGCGGCACGCAATATCGCCTCGCCAAGAGACTCTGACGCCTGGACAAACCGTTGTCTTTCTGGCGACCTGAGCGCTCCCTCTCCGATTGGAGTAATGGTCTCAAAAAACCCAGGTTTTTCTGCGCCCGTTCCTTTGCCTTCTTTCGTGTACATTGAAGACAACATGTTTTTGTATGCGTTGTCAGCTTGCGCAAGCCATCCTGCCGCTTTGCGCTCGTCTTCTGTTGCTGCTGCCGCTGGCTTTGTACCACCACCTTTGCTAGGCAATGGAAGGCCGTTTAATGCTGCTTTGAAGTCCAGCGCAAGCATTCTTCCTTGCTCTTCTAAATTCTTAGTTTGAGCTAAAGACTGGTTCGTTTGTGCTACTGATAGCCCGACCGACGCCGCCTTTTGCTTTAACGACGCAATCTCTTGTCTTCTTGCAAACTCGGCTTTTGCTTCTGCGCTTGTCGCCTCTGCCGTGCCTTTTCTAATATCAACCTTGGATTGTTCTTGCGCGCGTCGATCTGCCGTCAATTTAAGAAGGTTTTCTAGTGCCTTATCTGCCCCAGGAATCAGCGACATCATCCCAGTGATCTCGAGCTTCGCCGCCTCTGGATCCGCTTTGATGGCG